AGCCGAGGCGCAGCGGGCCGCGGAGGAGCTTTGACGGCAGGTTTTACCACAGCGCGCGGCGGTGCCGCGCAGGGTCTCGGCGGTGACGGCGGGGTCCTGCGGAGCACCGGGGCAGGGAAAAAGAAAGCCGCCCGCGGAAGCGGGCGGTGGAACGTCAATCAAGAGTACAGAGCTCCGGAGGGGTTTCGCGAGAAAAGGAGTAGTAATGCTTGTACACTGAGTTCGAGCAGTCGATAGAAAAAGACTGGGAGTATTTGTTGCCAAAAATATCGGAGTATTCAATTTTACATTGTAATGAAACTTGGGCGGGAGTACTAAGGAGAATAAGAATATTCTGCGCTGTACTGAGAGAATGAAAACTCGCGATACTGCGGTTTTTCATTTCGCCCAAAGTAAAGGTAAGCAGGGGGTTTAAGGCGGGACCTAAGCCAATATTTTTGAGCGATAAGTTGCATCGCACCCATTCATCAGCATCAAATTCCTCGAGGAAATCATAATAATCGCTATTGCAGGCATTAGGAATTCGAGCAATTTTTCCATCGGGGGAGAGTGCGATAAACATATCGTATTCATCTGGAGATTTTGCGGCAAGGTTGCGGTCTACAAATACCGAAAACACGGGAAGGACGCTGCAGCGCTGGGCTTCGGCGGTCTCCTCGTGGAGGCGCTTGGACTCGGCCTGACTGTGGAGCAGGGCGGCGATGGCGGGAATGCAGCCGATGGCACCGCCGAGATAGCCGCCCCAAAAGCCGAGCCAATCACTGGAGGTAAGCGTGGACAGCGTCGGAATGGGGAGGTACATTGCACCGTTGACCGCAGCGGCAAAAAGCAGTATGGCGGCGACATATTTCCAAAGCCAATGGGTAGGTTCTTTGCTTTTCTTCATAGAACACCTCGTTTCGTTCGGGTGCTTCCATGATACGGCAAATGTCAAAAAATGTAAAGACGCAAAGAAAAAGCACGGTTATTTATAGACACGCGCGCACGCGCGTATTTGCGCGGCTCCTAAGAGCCTATGTTTACGACGAAAGCAGCGGCAGAAGGACGAAGGACGCAGAAAATGGGCGGGTCAAGGAATGTTAAGGGCGTCGCGCGGAGGCGGGAGCGCATCGCGTGACAGATACTAAAGCAAAGTGCGGACCGGTTGGGATGGTGTGAGTCCTGAGAGGGACAGGGAGACGGAAGAGGACGGCGTACCGGAGAGTGCGCCGTCGGAGGGGAGCCGCGGAGGGCGGCGGAGCACGGGAGCGGAAGAGAGGCTGGGAAAATGGCAGAGGGGGGATACTGGATGATCCGCACGATACGGTCGGGGCGCGTGATCGAGAAGTCGCAGTTCTATGTGGGTGAGCGCAGACCCAGGGCAAAGCGGAAGAAGGGAAGCAGCTCGGCGAAGAAGCGGGACAGCAATGCCATGAGCGCGGTGCGGCGCTATGCGCGGCTGATGAATTGCAACTTCGCGGCGGGGGCTGGCATCCTGCTGACGCTCCACTACGACGCGGAGCACCTGCCCGCGGACAAGGCCGCAGCCGAGCGTGAACTGGAGAACTTCTGGCGGCGGCTCGGCTACCGGCTGAAGAAGACGGGGCGCGAGCTGATGGCGACCGGCATCACAAGCGAGCTGGACGGCGAGACGGGGGATCGGGTACGCCTGCACCACCACCTCGTCATCTCCCGCGAGGGCGTGACGGTCACGCGGAACGAAAAGGGCGAGCTGCGCGCCCTGGTCGGCGGTGTGGATCTGCGCGAGGTGTGGAAGCTCGGCGGCATTGATATCGAACGCATCAGCGAGGGGCAGGAGGATTTGACGGGCATCGCGGTCTACTTCCTGGGGCAGGTGGAGGCCGGAGAGGATGAAAAGCGCTGGAAGAGCACGCGCAACCTGAAAAAGCCCGTGATCGAGAGCGAGCGCGTGAGCGCGATGAGCCGCGTGCTGCGTGCACCCGGCGGGGCGACGGTGAGCGAGGTCGGCCACTATGACGAGGCGAACGGGAGCCACTACATCCGGTACATACGCCGTCCACGCCAGAAGGTCGGCGGCAGCAGGGAGATGGCGCTGGCTCGCGGGGAGCTGGATGAGGCGCCGCCGGAGACAGGGGGCGGGCGATGAGCTTCAAGAAGCTGCGCGGCGTCCGCCTGCCGGAGGAAAAGCAGGGGTTGATCCGCTACACCTGTCTGAACTACGCGAACGCGAGCCGGCGGACGCGGGATAAGATCGAACGCCTTTGCCGCGAGTGCGGAGGCGAGAATGAGCGCGCTCTGTTTGCCGTGATGACCACGAAGCGGAGCATCACGAGCATCGCGCTCGAGCACTACGTCGGCGAGCGGACGCTCTACCGGATGCGGCGGGACTTTTACGAGGCGTGGTAACTGCATAGCGAGGCGGAGCCGAACTGTTTCGGTTCCGCCGAAAGGTGCTGCCGGAAGCGGCGCGGAGCCTTGCGTGACAGGGCTTTGCGCCGGTTTCTTTTGCCGGGAAAAGATGGCGATAACGGAACGTAGGACCGTGCTACGCTATATGCATGAAACGATCGCAGAGCGGAGAGGAGGCGGCGGGATGAGCGGAAGGAGCAAGAAGAGCTTTCCGGCGGAAAGAGCGCTGCAAATGACCGCGCGGCAGATCGGCGCGTACCTCAACGACCGCGAGAAGAAATTCGCGGCGGAATACCTCCGTGACCTCAATCAGACGCAGGCGGCCATCCGCGCCGGCTACTCGGCGGGAAAGGACAATGCCTCCGCGGCGGCGACGGCCAGCCGGCTGATGCGCGAACCCTGCGTGCGGGCCTACCGCGCGGCGCTGATCCGCGAGAGCGTGGAGGATATGGACGTGAGCCGCGAGTCGGTGGTGCTCAAGCTTTTGGAGATCTATCAGCGCTGTATGGCGGCGGTGCCGGTGCTGGAGTGGAACAGCGACACGCAGAGCTGGGAAGAGAGCGGGGAGTGGCGCTTTGACGCAAGGGGCGCGGCGAAGGCGCTTGAACAGCTCACGAAGCTGCTCGGGCTGGATGCGCCGGTGAAGCTCGACGCGGGCGGCGACGGGCTGGAGACTCTGCTGGGTGCGCTGCAGGGGGAGAAGATCTACTGATGCGCACGGAGACGGAGAATCTGGTGCGGCGGCTGAAAAACCCGCGGTGGTACATCGAGCACTTTCTCTGCATTCGCACGAAGAAGGGAAAGCTGGCGCGGCTGGTGATGAAGCCGGCGCAGCGAAAGCTCTATGAGGTGATGAAGCGGGAGCATGACGCGGGGCGGCCCGTGCGCATCGTGATCCTCAAGGCGCGCCAGCTGGGATTTTCGACCGTGACGGAGGCGGTGTTCTTCCACGACAGCGCGACGCGCCCGCTGGTGCGGACGCTGATCGCCGCGCACCGTGAGGACGCGACGGCGAACCTGTTCAAGATGAACAAGATCTTTTACGACAATCTGCCCGCGGCGCTCAAGCCGATGCGAAAGAACAGCAATGCGCAGGAGATCGTGTTTGAAAATCCGACGAAGGACGCGGCGGAGAAGGAGCGGAATCCGGGGCTGATGAGCTCGATCCGCTGCGTGACCGCCAAGGGCGGCGGCATCGGCCGTAGCGACACGCTGACGAACGTACACGCTTCTGAGGCGGCCTTTTGGCCGCAGATGGAGGAGACCTTGGATGCGCTGCTGCAGGCCGTACCGGACGATCCGGACACGGCGGTGGTGATTGAGAGCACGCCGAACGGCTTCAACGCCTTCAAGCGGTTCTGGGACGCCGCGGTAGACGGCACGGTGGCCTTTGTGCCGCTGTTCTTTCCGTGGTTCGACGAGCCGGAATACCGTGCGCCGGTGCCGGACGGCACGGAGTGGACGGAGGAAGAACTGGCGATGAAGGCTGCCTACGGGCTCGACGGGGAGCAGCTCATGTGGCGGCGGAACACCATCGCGGGAAAGCTGCGCGGCGACGCGGAGAAGTTCCGGCAGGAATACCCGAGCTGCGCGGAGGAGGCCTTCCTGATGAGCGGCGATCCGTTCTTCGACAACGCGAAGCTCCTGCTCTGCCTGAAGGCGGCGCCGAGGGTGCTGCGGCGGGGGCGGTATGTCTACGCCGAGAGCGAAAATCTGCGGCCGGAGGGCTGGACCTGGCAGGAGGCCGCGGACGGCGAGATCAGCATTTACGCCGAACCGGAGGAGCGGGCACCGTATGTATTCGGCGGCGACACAGCCGGCGACGGCAGCGACCGCTTCACGGCGCACGGACTGGACAATCGCACGGGCGGTCAGACAGCGCAGCTTTGGTACGACGGCGGAAGCGAGCTGTGGTACGCGCAGCAGCTCTACTGCCTCGGCATGGACTACAACGGCGCACTGCTCTCGGTGGAGATCAACTATTCGACCTACCCCGAGCGGAAGCTGGAGGAGTGGGGCTACCCACGGCTCTATATCCGCGAAAAGCCGGACGACCGCACGCGGGAGCTGGATACGAAGAAGTTCGGCTGGCGGACGGACCAGCGGACACGGCCGCTCATTCTGGCAAATCTGCATACGGTGGCCGATCAGACGGCGGATATGCTCGCCTCGGAAGATCTGCTGCGGGAAATGCTGACCTTTGTACGGAACGAGGAAATGCGGCCCGAGGCCGCGCCGGGCGAGCACGATGACCTTGTGATGGCGGCGGCCATCGCGCACTGGAGCCGCGCGCAGCAGAGCTATGAGCTGCTGGCGGAGGAGGAAGAGAAGCAGACGAAGCTCATCGACCGCCTCGATCCGCGGCACAAAAAGCACAGGAGGGCGAAATGAATCTGTTTCGAAAGAAAGAAAAGACGCCGGACCCGGAGACCTACAAAAACGGCCGGGTTTATGATTACACGACCGAGGAGAGCCGTGTGGCCACAGCGGAATGGCTCTTCGAGCAGGCAAAAAACGAGCGCATGGCGGTTGAAGACGGCTGGGTGAGAAATGAGGGCTATTACAGCTTCGTACACGCTGCCGCGGCGGAGATGCGCGAGGCGCTGGAGGAGCAGGGGATCGACTGGACGCCGGCAGTGGTGCCGGACCCGTTTATTCAGGTGGAAAGCCAGCTCGTGCCCGAGGTGCCGCAGCCAGAATTTCACGGCCGCGACGACGATGCCGATGGGGAGAGGGCGCGCAGGCGCGAGTTCGCGGTGCGCTACATCATGGAGGAAAACCGCATCAATGACATGAATACCTCCAACGAGCGCAGGCTGCGCAAGCTGGGAGACGCCTTTTGGAAGGCATATTGGGATGAGACGATGCCCTGCGGCGAGCAGAGCGGAAACATCCGCATCAAGGACGTTTCGCCCGAGGACTTCTATCCCGATCCAACGGCAGGGCGCGAGGGGCTGGAGGCGTGTGAGTATGTGGATTACGTCTATACGATGCACAAGCTCAAATTCTGGCGGCTATACCACGACGTTCTGGAGAAGAAGGGCATTCTGCTGGAGGACCTTTTGCAGATGCAGTACCGCGTGGAGGACGGGCTGTTTGAGCCGGTCACGTCCGGGACGCTTGCCCGCGACGACATGGTGCAGATCCTCGAGCACTGGTATCGCAATCCGTGCGATACGGAGGAGGCGCCGGCGGGCGCGATCGGCTGCACGATGCAGGCCGGCGGCGTGGAGATCAAATGGATCCCGAATTACTGGGAGAAGACCGGTCGGCAATGCAGGCTTTTTCCTTTCATCCACTACTGGTGCATCCGCGATGAGACACAGTTCTGGAACCGCTCGGAGCTCGATCCGATCCTGTCCCTTGTGGACGCGGCAGACCGGCAGATCGCCATCGGGCAGCTCAACGACGCCATGATGGCGAACGACATCGTGCTGGTGGAGGAGGGCGCGCTAGCGGACGGCTCGGAGTTTACGAATGTGCCGGGTGCGCAGGTGACGGTGAAGCAAGGGCGCATGGGCGGCGTGGCTCGCCTCGGCGGGCTGAACAACGGCATTCAGAGCGTGAGCGCAGTCAACTGGTTCCTCGACCAGATCCAGCGCACGAGCCGTAACTACGACTCCAACAACGGACGCGAGACGGCAAGGGTGACGACAGCGAGCGGGCTTTTGCAGCTGCGCGGCGACGCAGAGACACAGCAGAAGCTCAAAAAGGCGGACCGCGACGCGGGTTTTTGCCGTCTCTATGAGCTGCTGGACTGGCTGGCGCTTGAATACTTCGACGACGACCGCCTGCTGTTCATCGGGGCAAAGAAGAAGGGCGAGCAGCCGCAGAGCCTTACCTACAACGGCGACGACTTCGCGCGGCGCGCCGGCGTCAGGGTCGATATGCTGACGGCGGCGGTCACGGATGAGGGCTTTGACTACTATCCGCGTGTCGACGTGACGGTGACGGCAGGCGACGGCCTGAGCAAAAATCCCGCGACGACGGTGGAGGTGCTGGACAAGCTGGCCGCGAGCCAGATCACGGCGGACAACTGGGAACTGCTGGCGGCGGAGCTGGAATACCTCGACATCCCGCAGAAGCAGGAAATCATTGAAGGCTGGCGGCGTAAGTTTGCGCCGACGGTGCCGTCGGAAGTCACGCAGGCGCTCGAGAGCGATCCGGAGCTGCTGGCGGCGGTGCAGGAGGCCGTACAGGCCAATGCGGCGGCCACGGAGCCGGCCGCAATGTCTGACACGGAGCCGGATATGGCGGCGGGCATGATGCAGGGAGAAACGGCGGAGATAGCGGTGCAGCCTGTGGATACACAGGTGGTGGCGGCACTCTGACGGTCTCGATAAAATTTGTTCTTTAGGCCACAGGCCGGAAAGGAAAACAGCATGGACGATTTTAAGGCGACAGGAGCGGACTACAGTTCCGAAGAGCTCCGCAGCGGCGCACAGGAGAGTGTCGTGGACTCTCCGGAAAGCCGGACCGACGGCGATGCCGTCCTCGACGGCCGCGATGATTTCGTAGATCATCCGGAGGAACGCGGGCAGGAGGGCCCCGATGCTGGCGAAGGCAGCGGCGAAGACCGCGGCTCTGACGGCGCCGGTCAGGGCGAGGGGCAGACGAATACCCGCGCGGAAAATGCGGCCATCCGTGCCGCGCGCATCCGTGCTCAGCGGGAGGCTGAGACACGGATGGGGGCGAGGCTGGATGAGGAGATCGCGTCGAGCGGCGTTCTCAATCCGTACACGGGAAAACCCTTTGCAAACATCAAGGAATTTCGCGAGTACGGCAAAAAGCTGCGTGAGGCGGAGCTGAGCGAGCAGGCGAAAAAGAGCGGGAAAAGCGTGGCGGAGCTGACTGAGGAGGAAGCAAACCGCGCGTTTCTCACCGATCTGCGCCGGCGCGAGGAGGCGAAGAGCGCAGAACAGGCAAAAACACAGGAACGCAGGGTCTTTATTGAGAACGACGTGATCGACTTCGTGACGAAGCACCCCGACGTGGACGTGGAGAAGCTGGAAAACAATCCGAGCTTCCGGCGCTTCGCGGGTTCGCGCTTCGGCAGAGAGCCGCTCTCTGCGCTCTACGAGGACTTCTGCGGCCTCGTGAGCGAGGCAGGGCGCTCGGGCGCGGAGAAGGCGGTGAGCCGCGCAAGCCGCTCCACAGGGGCGGGGAGCAGCGGCGGCGCGGCATTGACTCCGACGCAGCAGAGGGAGCTGGACCGCTGGAACGCGGAAAACCCCGACATGGCCATGACGGCCAAGGAATTTCTGTCCCGATGAGGACAAGAGAGGAGAAACGATATGAAGCTCTACCAGAAAGCGGACGGCGGCGTGCTGTCCTCCGCCCGCGAATATGACATTGCCCAGACGACCGACATCAAGGAGGGGACGCTGGTGAAGATCGCAGCCGGCCTTGTGGTCGCCTGCGACGGCACGAGCGCACCGATCGGCGTGGCGGCGGAAACGCACAGCGGCGTCGCCGACGCGCTCAACCCGAGAAACGACGGAACGAAGATCCTGGTGCACGATGCGCCTGATGCCATCTTCCGATGCGCGGCTCCGAAGGCGGCGGCGACCGGCGGCACGGCGACCACCGTGACCTTCAGCACGCTCGCGGCCTTTGCCGACGACGACTTCATCGGCGGCTATCTGAAGCTCGTGAAGAAGGGCGCGAGCTCCACCAACGCCGACGCCATCGGCACGGTGAAGCGCATCACGGACTCTGCCTACGCGACGAGCGGCACGGTTACCACGCTCACGGTGGCGAGCGGTGCGACAGCCTGCGAGGGTGACGAGTTCGAGATCTACCCGCCCTTCGGCTTCAAGAAGGCGGCGCTGGACAGCGGCAAGCAGAAGATCGTGCTCGCGTCCACCGCCAGCTCGAAGCTGAAGGTCGTGGGTCGCGGCGACGGCTTCGTGGACCTGATGGCCAGCGAGCACGCCCTCGGTGTGGAAGAGTAAGAGAAGAAAGGAAGGCAAAGAACAATGCTTGGTTGGAAAACGGACAACTACAAATTCGTTGGCAAAGCGTTCGATATGCGCTATGCCAACCGCATCAACACCCTCGCGCCGCTGCTCGGCACGAAGACCACCAACTCGATCGACTATGAGCTGACCGGCGCCGGCGGCTTCGGCGAGATGCAGCCCTACGACGGCGAGAACGTCAATAAGGGCAGCTTGAAGCGCGGCTTCAAGACCATCATCACGCCGGGCGAATTTTCGACCTCGATCCCCGTGGGGTACAAGGAGGCCAAGATCGACAAGAGCGGCGAGTGCCGCAAGGTCGGCACCCGCCTTGCGGACAGCGCGAGCATGACGGTGTATATGCACGTTCTGCGCTGCTTCGGCGGCGCGTGGGACCCGAATGCCGTCGGCGGCGACGGCAAACCGTGGGCCTCTGCTGTGCACCCCGTGGCGAGCCGCGGCAGCGTGGGCCGCAAGTTCATTGTGGATGAGGACGCGGGCAGCTATTCCAATGTGATGAGCGACGCGCTGAGCGTCTCCGCCATCACGGCGGCGCAGAGCATGGCGAACCGCTTTATCACGCCGGACGGTCTGCCGTTCCTGTGCGAGATGGATACGCTGCTCGTCGGCCCTGAGCTGGAGGCGACCGCCAAAAAGCTCTGCGGCGACGATGCCCGCCTCGATCCCGAGAGCGCGGCGCACGGCGCGAACCCCGTGCACGGCTTGAAGTACATCGTGGTCGGCGGCGGTGAGGACGGCTTCACGAAGAAGCAGTGGGCGGTCTGCGACCGCAGGCTGATGAAGGAGCTCTTTATGCTCGTGTATATCACAAAGCCGCAGGTGCTGCAGAGTCAGCTCGACAATCCGCTGATCGACATGTACACCGCCTATGCCGACTTCGGTATCGGCTGGGGCGATGCGCGTCAGATCATCTTCTCGAACCCCGCGTAAGCAGACGGAAAGGGCCGGCGGCGGCGTGAGCCGCCCTCCGGCCTTTTTGCATGGAAAGGAAGGGCAATATGGAAAAAGTGATCGAACGGATCGAAAAGGTCAAGGTCGGAACGACCGCGAAGGATATTGCGGCAGATCGCCGCGATTTCTTCCTGGAAAATGTGAGCGAAAGCGCGACGGTCTATTTCAAGGAAAAAAGTGAGGACGGAAAGGTCTGCACGGCCGAAAACGGCTTCGCGCTGCTGCCGAAGACCATCTTCCCGCGCCCGCTGTGTGCTAAAACGCTCTCGGTCATTGCCTCGGCGGCGGACACGGATCTGCGCGTGCTGTACGTAGGGGAGGGCTGAGAGATGACGCTGGGGGAAGGCAAACGCAAGGTGCTGATGCTGCTGGACGAGTATTCCTCCGGCGGCGAGCTGACGGTGGACGAGGACATCGAAAAGAAAATGGCCGATTTTTTCGACACGGCACAGAAGAATATGGCGAGCTTCAAGCGCATTGTCCGCACGCAGGAGATCGCGCTGACCGGCGGGGAGGGAGAGCGTGTGCTCTACGATCTGCCGGCGGACTTCGCGGGCGCCTTCCGCGTCTGGAAGGGAGACCGCCTGAAACAGTATCCGATCATCGGCGGAAAGCTTGCGGCGGGGCCGGAGGAAACGGGTGCGCTGCTGCTGGAGTATTTTGCGGTACCGGGCACCATCGGGCCGGACACGGCGGATACCTACACCTTTGAGGTGAGCGAGGACGCGGCGGCGTGCCTGCCGTTCTTTGTGGCGGCGCAGCAGCTCATGCCGGACCTTGTGGTGGATTACTCCGCGTTTCTGAACACCTATTATGCGATGCGCAATGCGCTGGATGTGAGGCTGCCCGGCTGCGGCGCGGGCGGCGTGCGCCAGGCGCTGTTTGCGGGGAGGTAAGGTATGGCGAAGAGAAGCGGAACGAGCATCCGCACGAAGAAATATGAGCGCTTCCGCGGCGTGGATTTTTCGACCGATCCGGCTCTTGTGGACGACGCGCGCTCTCCGTGGGCGCCGAACATGGTGGCTGACATGGGCGGTATGCCGGAAAAGCGCCCGGGCTGGCGAACGGTGAAAATAGTGACAGGACAGGTCAACGGCCTGTACTGTGCGGAGTTTGACAGCGTGCGGCATTTGCTGGTCCATGCGGGGACAAAGCTCCTTCGGTGGTACACGGATGAAACGGCGGCGACGGAGCTGGCCGCCGGACTGCCGGATCAGCGCAGCATGGCGGTTTATATGGGCAGCTTCCTGTGGATCTTTACGGGGGCGAAGCTGCTGCGTTACGACGGAACGGAGGCGGTGGAAGCATCGAGCGCGGCGTATGTGCCGTTGACGATCATTTCACGCGATCCGTCCGGCGGCGGGCGGAGTTACGAGGCGGTCAATCTGCTCTCGGGAAAACAGAAGGTTGGTTTCCTGGCGGACGGCACGAGCACGGAGTACGTTCTGCCGTATCAGGACATTACGTCGGTGGACGCGGTGGAGGTGAACGGCGAGACGCTGACCGAGGGCTTTACAGCCGATCTGACGGCAGGCAAGGTGACCTTTACGACGGCACCGGCCAAGCCGGACGCGGGCGCGGAGGATAACGTCCACATCACCTTTACAAAGACCGTGGAGGGATACACCGACCGCATCGGCAGATGCCGCACGGCGGTGGTGTGGGGCATCGGCGGTGCGAGCGATCGCATCATCGCGACGGGGAACCCGGATTATCCGAATGAGGACTTCATCTGCGGGTATCTGGATGGGACCTACTGGCCGGACAACAGCTATGCCATCGTGGGCACGGATGAGACGGCCATCGTCGGCTACCGGCGCATGGGAGAATACCTTGCCATCATCAAGGAAGACAATGGACAGGACAGCACCGTATTTCTGCGCAGCGGTGCGATCAACAGCGACGGCGAGCCGGAATTTACGGTCAAGCCCTGTCTGTCCGGCGCCGGCGGCGTGACACACTTCGGCTTCGGCAACATCGGCGATGAGCAGCTTATCCTGACGGGAAACGGCGTGTACGCGCTGACGACCAACAGCCTGACGGCGGAGCGCATTGTACAGAATCGAAGCTACCGCGTCGATCCGAAGCTGAAGGCGGAGGATCTGACGGATGCGGTGACGGCAAGCTATGACGGTTCATACCTCATTTTTGCCGGAGGGCACGTCTATGGGCTTGACGGCAGACAGCCGAAGAGCTATCCGGCGCGGAACGATACGGCTTTCCTGTATGAATGCTTCTACTGGGAGGGGGTGCCGGCGCGCAGTGTGATGCGCATGATGGACGGTGTGGCGGAATCGCTGTGGTTCGGGACGGCGGACGGAAGGATATGCCGCTTCAATACCGATATCGACGGCATGAAACGTTACAGCGACGACGGGGCCGCTATCACAGCCCTGTGGAGCACGAAGGCAGACGACGACGGTGATCCGATGGTGCTCAAGACCATGCTCAAAAAGGGTAATGCCGTGACGATCAAGCCGTATACACGCTCGAGCGTCAAGATCCTGTTCCGAACGGACCGCGACGCGGTGGCGTGGCAGGCGGCGGAGGGCACGATGGATATTTTCGACTGGGAGGATATCGACTTTGCCCGCTTTACCTTTAACGCGAACGACGGGCCGGCGGAGGTGCCGCTTAACCGAAAGGTGAAGAATTACAAGAGACTGCAGATCATCGTAAAAAACGATGCGGTCAACGAGGGCTTCGGTGTGTTCTCTATCGTCAAGCACTTTGTGACCGGCAATTTTGCAAAGAAGTGAGGTGGAAGGGATGTCATTGGGAAGTTACAAGATCAAGGATACCGACATTGCATCGAAGGGCGTGGTGGCGGCGCCGGACAAGCTGACCGGCTCGGCAGAGGAGAACAAGAAGATATTCGACCGACTGATCCGCGAGACCGTGAAGGGCGACTTCAACGGCCTGATCGATGCGCTGACGGCGGCGGGCGTGGAGCATATGGCGCTGCTGCCGGAAAATGCGGCGGGGTTCAAGTACATCCGCCTCAACAGCGACAAGGTGCTGGAGGTCAGCACGGATGGCAAGGCCTGGCAGGCAACCGGTTCTTCCGGTCACCTGATCATCGGCCCGGACGGACAGGCCCTCCCCCAGCGGAGTCGGATGCAGTTCACCAACGGCACGGTAAAGGACCAGAACGGCGTGACCTTGGTCACCGGCGTAAAGGGCGACAAGGGCGATAAGGGTGAGACCGGTGCGCAGGGTCCAAAGGGCGATACCGGCGCGCGGGGGCCCGTAGGCCAAGCCATTATTCCCTCGGTCGATCAGGATACGGGTCTGATGAGCTTTTCGCTCGGGGAAGCGGGCGCGGTTCCGTCGCCCGTGTATGTCAAGGGCCCGCAGGGCCCGCAGGGCGTAGCCGGCCCCGCCGGCCCTACCGGACCTCGCGGCGCG